GAAATACTAGTCCAGGTGTTTCCTGTGGGTACGCGATGAGCCTCCCCCACGTTAATTACCCCACCGTCACTAGGTGGACGTGATTGTGGGCGCTGCCGGCTTCGGTCGTCGGTGTCTGCTTTCATTTTCTAGTGACGCTATGTTAATTAATATTAACATATAACAAAACAAAACAAGAAGAAAATAAAATAGCAGGCCGAGTACCATAAACTTAACTGAACTGCTCGAGTTTTTGCACATGCCTACGGCTGGTATGTTGCAGCCCCTCTTGCACTTTGTTATAGTGTATGTTATGTTCTCGCCTATACCCCCTTACTCTTTCTTTGTGAAACTTAAATGACCAAATAGTGAGTTTGTACGATCAAATTACTATAAACCGGAAAGTTCAGAGTTACTCTGCACTTTCGAAGTCGGCAAGTTGGTACCGACAGTTGATCCATATGAATTCACTATTGACGTTATTTAGAAACGTGTTGTCGTGCTTTACTATTTGTAATAATAAATGTTAGAGGTTGAGTGGTTGTGCGTTTACGTGGTCAGATGGAAACTTTCTTATTAACTTACACATGTTAATGGTTTAGTCTTCCTCTCGCGTATTTAGAATCATTCAGTCTAGTACAACAGTTTCATTGTATTGTCGACAATAATTAGCGGTCCAGTTAACTCAGTTTAACTTGATTCCGTTTGTTTTTCCGATTCTTTCATTTGAACTGTATTCTTCTCTTTTGTATTATGAGTATTAAAGCTGGTTTGGATTTTGGTACTACATTCAGTACTATTAGTTGTTTCTATAATAACAAATTGTTTTCATTAAAACTCAATGGGACCGAGTACATTCCAACTTGTCTCTCCATAACTCCAAATAATGAGGTGATAGTCGGGGGCCCTTCTCAAGTTTTAGAAGCTTCCGAAACTCCGTCTTGTTATTTCTATGATTTGAAAAGATGGGTTGGTGTCACTTCGGTCAATTATGAGGTCGTGAAAGCGAAGATAAACCCAACGTATAAAACGCGTTTATCTAATAATAAAGTGTATATAACTGGTATCAATAAAGGTTTCTCGACCGAGTTTTCGGTTGAGCAACTTATATTACATTATGTTAATACTTTAGTTCGATTATTCTCAAAAACAGAAAACTTAAAAATAACCGATCTCAATGTGTCTGTTCCGGCTGATTACAAGTCTGGGCAGAGACTTTTCATGCAGGCAGTTTGTTCCTCTTTGGGTTTCAATTTACGTCGCATAGTCAATGAACCGTCGGCTGCCGCTATTTACTGCGTTTCTAAATATCCGCAGTATGCTTATTTCTATATTTACGATTTTGGTGGCGGTACTTTCGACACTTCTTTAATAGTGCGATATGGTAAGTTTGTCACTGTTGCTGATACCCAGGGAGATTCGTTTCTAGGTGGGCGAGATATAGATAAAACCATATCGAAATTCATAATGGACAAAAATGCTTTGAACGCCCCACTGTCGGCAGATATGTTAGCGTCTATAAAGGAAGAGACAAATTCTACCGGGCGCAGTTCATACAATATAATAAGTGATGATGGGAGTATAATCAATATTCAGTTTACGTTTGACGATTTGGTCAAGTGCGTTGAACCATTCGCTAGACGCAGTTTTTCAATACTTCGAAGTCTCGTTTCTCGTAACAAAACTTCGAATGGAGCGCTGTTTCTTGTCGGTGGTTCCTCATTGCTTAGACCGATTCAGAATAGAGCAGATGGTTTTGCGCGTAATCATGGGTTAGCTCTCATTATAGACCCAGATCTCAGAGCTGCTGTGTCATTTGGTTGTTCAATGCTCCATGCACAAGAGGATTCTGGGAATATGACATATATAGACTGCAATTCACATCCGTTGATGGATTTGGGTTTATATTGTCATCCTAGGATTATCATCAGAAAACCCATGTCTGTTCCGTACACACACAAGATCGAGAGGGAGGTCACAAGATTTATTACCACTGCTCTCAATGTTTATGAAGGGTCTGACCTTTTCGTACTTAACAACGATTGGTTAATCAGCGCAGATGTTGACTATTCAAAGTACGCTAAAATGGGTGAGACATTAGTTAGTGTTTATAAGTACACCATTGACGGCATTTTGGAACTGTCGATGGCTAATAAAACCACTGGCAAGTCGTGGGTCCTTCCGAACACCTTTGCCAGGTCCGAAAAGATAGTCATTAGTGATTTAACCTTGACTCAATTGTCGAATGTCGATGAATTGGCCACTATAGTGTCAATTTTGAGTTATTTTGATACAACATTCAACTATCTTATTTCCATGTTCAACACTCCGTCGATTTTTGAGCGAGAAGTTGGAAAGATATCTGACGCCAAAGGTCTTTATAACCGACTCGTTGAACAAAACAGAAATTTCTCTTGAAGGTTTGTTATGTTAGTTTGTTTAGTACTGAGAACTAACTGTCTTGTTAAAGTCTTGTATTTCTCTGATACTCCAATTGTCGAGTCCGGCCCATTAGTAATAAGAAGCTCGGATCCGACCATTATAGAAGACCTTCTAGAGTATTTACCTTTCGTCACTGAGTCATGGAACCCGTTGATACTTCCGAAAGAGTCAAAAGACTTTTCTCAGTAGTGTTCAAGAAATCGAACAACGATGAGAAGATTCATAAATTGGCTGATTACCTCTTGAAATATTATTCAACGGAAAACAGAAATTTGTATAGGACGACCATTAACAATAAAGCTTTCTCTTTTACTTCTACATATTCGGTMTCTGGTGGTAAAGTTTRTCTCGACACCAAGGAACCTTGGCAGGTTGTGAAACTGATCATCATATATTTGTAYAAGGTAGAGCCTGGTTATCTCAAGAAAACTAACTACTCTCCCGAAAATCTTTTCGCTAGATTGAGGTTCGATGATTATTACGATGAGTGGAATAAGTATTTTGACAAGGATGTCAACGATTATCTTGCCGACCATCCTGAAGAGGGATGTTTGTACACCATGAACGACATTATGAAGGAATATCCGGGTGAAGAACCGACTGCACAACTGACTCTGTACAGGGTTTGTAACTCACTTGGAAAAAAGATATCGGTTCGAGAACTTAAGGAGGGAAAAATTAGTGCTTTTAAAATTGAGTCAAAAACTGATAACGCTGAAATTGGAGAAGGCGTTGGTGGTAATGCTCTGTTCAAAGAGTGTGTTGAGACTTTGCAGAGTTATTTGCTCTTGAATTCTTCCAAAGCGGGGCGGGAGAAGATCCGCGCTAATGCTAAGATTTTTGAGTGCTATTTGTCGAGTCTGGTTCCAAAAGGTCTAGATAAGAAATTAGCGGCGAATCCATTGGTTGTGGCTAAATTCGTCAATGCGTTTACGGTCCGGACTGTGAACAGCAAGGGATTTGGTGACAATTTTAAGGCCGTGAAGGAACTGTCTCCCGAACTTTTGAGTTTCATCAAAAGAGTGTTTTTGGTTGACGCCAGGCTTAATGAAGATGTGTTGTTTATAGCACTTCCGAAGAACTCTGTAGTTGAGATTCTTGGTGACAAATTTGCTGTCGGTGAATATTTAAAAGTGCAAAATGTTTTGCCTGCTTCGAGCAACTCGAGTAGCCTCCCACCAGATATCGATAAGTGCGTGTCTGATGCCTTGGTTACTTTTATGCGGACGTTCGGTAATTTTCAACCGGCCTTCATACTAGACATTTGGTTATTCGTGTTTGGGAAGATGACCACCAATTCCAAACTTTGGAGAGAGGATAATGAGATTCTAGTGACGGTGGGGGACGTAGTTGTGAAATCGACTACCAGTAGGTTATTGTCACATGTGAAAAACTGTGTTAGACGGGACTTTCCCCAGTTCTCGACCGACAATATAATCAGACAGAGGGCTAATTTGAGGGGTGACAGAGCGAAGCAAATGTTTCAATTGATGAACTTTAGACCCGGTTTGTTTTCGAGTATACCGGGTATCAAACCGTATATGCGCTTCGACTTCTTTAAGATGTTAGATTTGTCGAAATGTACTCGTGAAGAAATTGAAAGTTATCAAACATTACGTCGGGTGACGGAAAGTAGGTCCAATAAGACTGCTTGTGACGATAGGCGTTTGGAGTCATGGATCTTGAGGAAATGATCAAAGAGTTAGGTCTGGCTAAAGTTGAGAGATTTCTCACTGTCTATAATCAAGGTAGGTTTGTTGCTTTCGGAAATATAGAAACTCTACTCTGCCTGATTAATCAACATTTTGTGGAGTTTAATCCTCAAAGAGCTAAACTGGACATTGAATTGTCTGAAGTGAGAGATTTCTTGAGGTGTTTTGAATCTTTTAGAAGCTTTGGTTTAAGGAAATAATGGAGAACAGTGCCGTTGCAAACACTGGTGATAACGGTGGTGGCCGCAATCCTCTGGTTAGACCGTTAGATGATGGCGTAGATGACGAGGTGCAGAACTTGGGCAGGAGGGACGATTCGACATCTCTCATTCCGGCTAATCCTAATCGATCTTCCAGTTGGGCTTTGTTGAACCCGGATACTATTAATTATAACGAGTTAAGGAAATTGAAGGTACACTCCACTAGGGGTGATACTCTTACCTTGACTCAGGAAGAGGAGTTCGAGAAGATACTCGAATCCTTTTGCAGGCGAATAATCGGTGAAACCCCGATGACGGATAAGATTTTCGCTGGTTTCTACATGTCTATGTGTCAGGCCATTGTAAACCAAGGGACCTCAGTTAAAGCAGCCGGTAATAACAGTCTTGAAAACTACTTTGAGGTAGATGGTGCGAGATTTAAGTGGAAAACTCCGGATTTGATAAATGAGGTTAGACCCAAAATGTCCGATGTTCCAAACGCTATACGTCGGTACGCCAGAAGTCATGAAAAGATTATTCAGGACTTTATCAACTCCGGTCTTATTAAGCCTGATTATCATTTACAATTCAAACATGGCGTATTGCCAAGCCATGTGTTTGGTACCGGCGATTATATAAATGGTTCGTTGATGAATATCTCAGATGATCAACTTATCTCGAACCTGCTTATGAAAAGAAACGCTTTGTGCAAGGGTAACGAGGGCAAGGAACTGTACAACGTTAACCAACTTGCATCGATAACTGGTTGCTAAATTATATGGATGAAAATGAAATCTATGAGGATCAAGAGGATCTCTCTGCTCGTGGCGGTGGGGGTTTCTATTACCAGACTGTGACTTTGGGTTCCGGTGATGTGTTTCCCGTTGATTTAGCCCTAACGAGATCGGCTGAATTTGATTCGACAATTTTCTCCTTATATATTAGGTTTGTAATTAAGGAGGGGAATGTGCGTTTAAAGATCGATTTTGGAAATAATTGGGATGTGACTATGCAACAGGTGAGACTTTCTGGATGGTTTGCGGCGTTTGGTAAGATTGAAAAACCGAGAACCGCCAGGTCTGGATGGTCATATCCAATAAAATTGTTTAAAGAGGCTGGAGAAGTCATAGTGTCCATTAGTGGTTGGAGGTGTTATAAAATTTATAATGGGTATCCCGTAGATCGCGTTGATTTGGTTCTGGCAGTACCCGTTCGTGAAGTAACAGCCGATTTAAAACGACCATTGGTTGGGGATTACGTCAACTTTCATGATGTATTTACTCTTATAAAAAGTAAAAATTCTGACATCACTTTACCTAACCCGAGTCTGATATTCAACGATTCAACAAGTAAGGTTAATTTAGATGTGTCTCCAGGTGCGCGAAAACAAATTGCTCAAGTCAAGGCTGAGAAAGATCTGAACATTAAGAATCCTGAAGACTCAAAGCCTGACGTTCCTAATGATTCGCTGAGTGAAGTCGAATATCATAATCACTCTGATGTTTCCAGTGTTTTCAGATTGTATTACACATGGAGGGTTGAAAGAGATTTTGAGAGATCAGTTGAGTCGAGAATTTTCTTTCCGAATATATTTCCGACCGATTTCACAATACTTCAACAAATGTGGTATGGGACGACTGCCGGTAACGTTGAGACTTTTGTGGAGATAGGTAAAAATGAAAGGAAGTTCAACGTTGGGGTCGCCGCTTGGAAGGACAATGCATTTGGACATTTCAAATTGGACGGCCCGACTTTAGCGAAGATCTCGACAATTCCAGGCAGGTTCGTGGACCATAAAATTGAAAAAGACTCTAAAGGACATTTGATTGTGAGTATTGATAATACTGTTCTTGTGCGTACTAACAAACTGATAGTCAAACCGAGTATTCAGATCGGTTGGGAATTTCATTTACCATGGGACGCGATTGGAAAGTATGGAGTTGGTAATTTGACCAGGTTCACAGACATCATCAAACCCAATTACATCAAGTATGATGGTTCTGAAGTTCCTTTGGTGCAAACTAATACCATAGAAAGTGATCGTTCCAAGTCTGGTCATAAACTATCACTAGTCAACCTGAAAAGTTTCAGACGCATTAGTTCTACTGCAGATTTCTTCTTCGAACCACCACCACCCTCTGAGTCCGATGACAAAACTTGGGAAGATAAGATCCAAACCGAAGTGGATATAAAGAAAGAAGAGACTATTCCGACTAATGAGGGTATCTCTTCCTCTGACTTGCCGAGTGAGAAGTCACAATTTGTTGCAGCTAATCATTATCTCTTGTCGATAGCTGAAGACAGGAACATTTTCAAAGCGGCTGTAGATCGGTACACCGGATTGGGTTTCTCAAAGGATCAAGCTGTGTTGATAATATATCAATTGGGGGTAACATTCGGCACTTCCAGAAATTGTTGCAGTGATAATTCATCGTTTCTAGTCTGGAAGACTGATACTGGAGCGCAGGTTATAATCAGAAAGGGCGCCCACTCCAGGTTTCTCAATTCACTGGTTAAATATCCTTGCAACGTGGAGAGATTGATACTACGAAGACGTAGTGCGGAGATATTGGCGTTGTTGAGGAACAAGAAATTGGCTTACCCAGACAGATTGGCCAAAAAGAAAGGGGTAAGTCAGGGATTTACATATATGGCATGTGATTTTCTCGATTACACTGCGGTAACGTTAACTCAAGAAGAGCAGTTGACTATGAATTCTGTTGTGCAGTACGTGAGACTCCATAATAAACATCGAAGAAGCATTGTGAGCACGAGTCAGCTTTTCTGATCGATGGGGGTCGTGTACAATTCAGACGATGTTAACAGTGGAGTTGGATCCGGTGAAGATGTAAATACGACCGTGGCCAAGAACTTTTATTCTATAACTCACGTTATGAGTAACTACCGTAATTACACACCAGACGAAATTAAGGATGCTGTGAATATAGGTTATGGGTTACTGAATTTGTGTGAGAGGTTGGATAGAGATGTAATACTTGTGTCTCCGAATTCACCAGTTTACAACAATTACCGAGATGCCGGAATTCCACACAATCTACTTATGGAAAATACTGCACGGTATTTCCCAGTAGTTAATCCGAGCGAATTGGGAAAAGTTCTATTGGGTCATATCAGTGTTTTAAAGTTTTTGGAGTATTTCACAAGATACGGGGTTGACGATATGCTAATCACAAGACTGTTCTCAAATTTTGTCTTGTGGTCCACTGGTGACGTGAACGCAGCATTGTATTCTATTTATCAACAGGATTTTCACTTTCCTGTTGAGGTAAGAGCGAATTTCAATTTCTTATTTTTGAATTCAAGTGAAATTGACAGAAGGTTGAGTAACATTAGAAGGAAAGGTTATCCAAACTCTGAGAATTTCAATTGGTTCAAAAATATGATAAGTAATTACTTATATTTTGATTTTGTGTTCAGATACTCTGGTACAAAAATCAATATAGAAAGAATCTCAAATTATTATATTTGATTTTCAATATGATTTCCACTTATTTTACCTTAATAGGTTTAATTTTCTTGGTGGTATTCTGTTTTGTTTTATTGTGTTATTTCGTCTTCACTGTCATTAAATTCTTCGCGAAAGATAAGATAAGTGACGATGATTGTCCTTATGTCAATAATGTTGCTCCATTCGGGAGTAACAGGTTTAACTCACAACCTCCAATAGTTCGTTAAAGCACTATCTTACGGTTGGATTAATAAAAATGTTTAATTTAAGGAGTTTTTGATAAAGTTTTCTTCTTCGGGTTATTTACTTCGTATTTTATAAAATCCCAAAAATATATGAAAGATTTTACATATTGTTCTGTTTAGTTGGTGTAAAATTCTATCTACCTAAATTACGTGTTATACACGTAAACCTTGGTAGATTTAGTATATAAATAAATAGGTCG